GCAATTCCAGTACGGCTGGTTCGAGCGGCTATTACAGTACGGCTGGTTCGAGCGGTGATTACAGTACGGCGGCAGCCACTGGGGCTTATTGCAGAGCAAAAGCATATGGAAAAGACAATGTTGCAGTCGCAAACGGCGCACACAGTAAGGCACGGGGTGTTCTTGGCTGCTATCTGGTGCTGACTGAGTACGACAATGACGGCAATATGCTGTGGGCAAAGATGGCAAAAGTAGACGGTGCTCACATCAAGGAAAACGTCTGGTACACGCTCAAAAACGGCGAGTTTGCGGAAGTAGAGCCGTAAAAAAGCACTGCAAAACCAAATTGAAAGAAAGGAGCAGGCCATGCAAAAGCCGAGCCTTACGATAGGCGAATGCGTCCAGATTCTTCGGGACAACAACATCTCAAAGACTGAAAAGGTCTTGGGAGCGCAGATCCAGGCGGGGCTGTTTACCAGCTGGGCGATTCCTTCCGTAGGAACAAAAGAGCCCTGCCCGGACATCTCCCGCGCCGGTTTTATGGCGTGGGTGAAGGACTTTTACAAGCTCGAAAAGGTTTATACAAAGGAGGAACCAAGAGAATGAGACTCAAATCGTTTGTCTCCACCGGCACGGTAGGTCTGCTGGCCATTATCGGCGCGGCGCAGGTATGGCGCTGGGCCTGCTCTTTGATGGCCGTTGCGCTGGCTTGCTGGGGTGGCTGGGACATCGCCGAGGCTGCACATGTCGCGCCTTGGATTATTGTTGCATCCACTGCCGGGCTGGCGATGTCGTTTTATGGGATGTATGAGGACAACAAACGGTATAAGCGCAGCGGTTACAGCAAAATCGTCCGCAACCATGCCCGGAACCCGGAGTATCCGCAGGATGAGGAGAAGGGCGCATGAAGCTGGAAGAGTTGATTCGGCAGCAGGCCGAAGAGCACCTGAAAACAGCCACACGGCTTGCAACGGAGTCCGCGCTCACGGGAGACATCTGGCTGCGGGTCATCTGCCGGGAAAAATCAGAGGTCTATAGCGCGGCGGCAGATGGGCTGCTCACAGCCCTCCACGATGCGGAGGACGTTGCACATGGCTGATTACATCCACTATGTCACATGGTACACCGTATACAGCGCCAAGACTGGTGAGGTGGTGGCAGCGGGAACGTCCGCCATGTGCGCTGCTAAGCTTGGATACAAGACCGCCAACAGCTTTGTGTCTTCCGTTGGACACCGACGCCATGAAAAAAAGCATCCGCACAAGTACATTTTTGAGCAGGAGCGCATTGATCGTGCGGAGGTCGACTGTCTCCCTCCGCTTCGCCGTTACTGCAAAAAGAAAGGCCAGTATGCGAAAAGGAAGCAGGAATATGAACGGTAGATATATGCGAGCCGCAGAGATTCGCTGGAATAAGCGACAGCCGGAACGGTTGCGGCACATCCATCGGAATGAAGCTCAAAAACAGCAGGCTTCATTCTGCTGCCATGCTTACCATAAAGGGGATCCTGGCAGATGCGATAAACTGGTTTTTGCCGGTTTTGACCCCGTGTTATCAAGTGTGCAGGCTCAGCATTGGGCGGACGAAAACTGGCCGCTTTATGACCATGTCGACGTCTTGGATTCTTCGGGCCGCAAGATTTACGGGAGGTGATACACATGAGTCAGACGTTAGCCCGCAGAGCGCGAATCAAAGACCTGTCCAACAAGGCCGAGGGCATTTTTCAGTACGTCGGGAACGACAATGTGCTGTTCCGACTCATCAGCGCCGGCAACAAGCTCACCAGTGACGTCAACTATGCTGTGGCTCTGTTCACCGGCTTCGCCCGCAGCCATCAGCTGGGCAGTCAGGAGACCCGCCGCACAATCGACTCGATTTATCGCCGGGTCGGTGAGCTCATGTGCCTCATCGACATCGTTCATGCCGCTGCTGGCGAGGAAATCATGCCTGAACCGTATGAATCCATAGATTTTTGTTACATGACCGAGTACCGCACCATGCTACGGGAGGCCGTCATTCGTGGGATGCCGGAAAACTACAAAGGCCCAGCGCAGAACCCCTACACTGTCAGCCTTGTGCAGCCGGGCGTTGGCTACGGCGATGGTTACACACCGGACGAGTACGATGACGATTTCTTTGCCCGTTTCACTCGCCAGGAAGAACCCCGGGACCGGAAGCTCGTCTTCCGTTGCACCAAATCCGAGCTTGACGCCATCAAGCGTTATGCAAATATCATCGATATTAAATTTACCGAGGAGGAAATTCACCATGCCTGAAAAAATGAACCAGTCTCCTGCTGAAATGCTCAACCAGAATGCGGCTGTCGCCCAGAACGCCGAGGTGCCTGCACCTGCTGCACCTGCCACCCCTGCCCGTCAGAGCTACGCCGAGAAGGTGCAGGGCCTGACCGTGGACGAGCGCAACTGGATGCTTGCGAAGTCTAAAGCCGCCGCGATGGCGCAGCTTCCCGAGGGTTTCTTGCCCCAGACCTACACCGGCAATCCCGGTGCGTGTGCCATCGCCTGTGAGATGGCCCTGCGCATGGGCGTCTCGCACCTTTTCGTCATGCAGAACCTTTACGTCGTCCATGGTATGCCCACATGGAGCGGCAAGAGCTGCAAGGCCCTCATCGACAACAGCGGCCAGTTTGCAGGCCGCACCCGCTACCGCATGGAGGGCGAAGAAGGCACCGACAACTGGGGCTGCCGCCTGATCGGCGTGGACAAGCTCACCGGCGAAAAGGTCGAAGGTCCGAAAGTCACGGTCAAGATGGCAAAGGATGCCGGGTTGTGGAACAAGAATGGCAGCTACTGGCCCAAAATGACCGAAATGATGCTCAAGTACCGCGCCGCCGCTTACTTTGCCCGCGCCGAGTGTCCGGAGGTCCTGATGGGCGCCAACATCGACTACGAGGTAGGCGCTGGCGACGCCGAGGAAGAGGGTGCGGCCCATGCTTAATGTTGTTGCGCTGATGGGCCGTCTGGTCTACGAGCCGGAATTGAAGACCACCCCGAGCGGCATCAATGTGTGCAGTTTCCGCATTGCCTGTGACCGCAGCTTTGCCCGGCAGGGCGAAGAGCGCAAGTCCGATTTTATCGACGTCACCGCGTGGCGGCAGACTGCCGAGTTCGTCTGTAAGTATTTCCAGAAGGGCAGCATGATCGCAGTCGAAGGCAGCTTGCAGACCCGTCAGTACCAGGACAAGAACGGCAACAACCGCACAGCCACCGAGGTTCTTGCGTCGCAGGTGAGCTTTTGCGGCGGAAAGGCCGCAGAGAAGCCCGCTGTGCGCGATTTCGACCAGCAGACGGAAAATCATGTGCGCGAAGCAAACACCGCTCACAGCGCCCCGCAGAAGTCTCAGAACGTACCGGAGTATTCGCAGGGCAGCGCAGACGATTTTTCGGTCATCGACGACAGCGAAGACCTCCCGTTCTAAGCTGAGAGCTGTGCTATCTGGCTATACGGGCGTGCAAAGGAGGTGATTGAGTGGCACAGGACGATAAAAAGTCATTTGTGGCGTATCTGAGCTGGTTCGACGCGTTAGAAGAATATTCCGACGCAGAGGTTGGGCAGTTGATGCGAGCTCTTGCACGGTATGCCAAAACCGGAGAAGAGCCCGAATTTTCAGACCGCGGGATGCGGGGCAACTGGAAATTTATGTGCAGCGACGTAAAACGGGCGTCTGAAAAATGGGATGAAACCCGCAAGAAACGCAGCAACGCCGGAAAACGCGGTATGGCAAAGCGCTGGGGAAAGCCTGAAGACATAACAAAAATAACAAACGATAACAATGTTAATGACGACATAACAAAAATAACTGTAGATGTAGATGTAAATGGAGATGTAGATGTAGATGGGGATGTAGATGTTGTAAAGCGCGATAACACCGCCGCCGTTGATATGGAGTTATCAAAAATCGTCCAGCATTACCAACGTGCTATCGGCGACTTCCCGCGTTCGGCGCTGGAAAAACTGCAAAAATGGCGGCAGGAGTACAGCACGGAGATGATTTTGCTGGCGATCGACAAGGCCGCAGAAGCTGGCAAGCGGTCGTGGAACTACATCAACGGCATCCTGTCTGGCTGGCAGCGGGACGGGATACGCACCCCGGGGGACGTGGCAGCGAATGAGCAGCGCCGACAAGAGCAGCCTCGCGGGAAGCAAGCCACAGAAAGCACCGCAGAAGCATACGCAAATATTTTTAAGGGGGTGAAACCGTGACAGTGGAGATGATGACAAAGCTTCTTGCGGACGCTGAAGCCTATTTTGGACGGCCTCAGACCGCAGAGAACCGCGCAAGTATCGCGGAGATCTGGGCGAACTCATCGCTCAAGGATGTGCCGGATAAGATGGCCTATAAGACATTCCACGAGGTGATTTCGGAGTGCAGCTGGCAGAGCCAGCTTCTCCCGGCGTGGAAAAAGGCCATCGAAAAGGCCCAGGGTGAGCAGATGCTGGCGAAGCACTGCCTTGCTGCCCGCACCCGGATGCTCAAGTCCAAGGCAGAAAGAAAGCTTCTCGGGCAGGAAAACCAGAACGGAGGACAAAATGCCTAGATACAAAGTCATTGTAGAGTGCAGCGGCCCGCACGGGAACGCCGCGCTTACATACCGCATCAACGCCGCGAGTCAGTTTGCGGCAGAGTTCAGGGCCTGCCAGCTGGCGGGCGACCATTACCCCGAGTATCGGGACATCAAGCCGGTGAGGACGGAGGTGCTGAAAAATGGATGAAGTGAGGTTGATTAACGCAACCCCTCTTGAAAAAGAAATGCAAGAATACGCCCTGTATATTGGACGCGAAACCACAAACGAGTGCGAAAGCACCGCTGAATGTTGCGCAGATATGGTGAGCGAGGCGCCCACCATTGACCCGGAGAGCTTGCGACCGACGGCAAAGTGGATTATTGTGCGGCGCATGGCAGATGGTGCGGAGTGCAAGTGCGGGAACTGCGGACGCAAAGAGGTTTTTACAACATTCGACCGGCACGCGGAACATGCCTATTGCTGCCGCTGCGGGTGCAAAATGGAGGGCTTTTATAATGACTGAATACATCCGGCGCGAGGCTGTGTTAAAGAGCCTGGAATATACCACGATAGGGGAGGTAGGAGCAGAGAACATTATTTCGCTTACCCTCCGTGTGGCACGAGAAAAGGTTGAAAAGCTTCCTGTTTTGCAGGGAAAAGACCTCTTTCCCGCATGGCGCGACCCTGAAAAGGACCCTCCGGAAGTCGAAACCGAAGTGCTGGTTTTGTACCGGTGTAATGACTATCTGGGCATTACAACGGCGCACTATGAAAACGGCAATGTTTTCTCCGAGGACAGTGAATGGAATTGGGAAGACCTTCCCGATTGGGGAACATACGACGAAGAACGGGACGACTACCGAATCCCGGAAGGCTGGTGGGAATACCGCCACTTCAACCCGGACGACGTTTACAACAACAAGATAGACTGTCCTGTGGTTGGCTGGATGCCGATGCCGCCGAAGGTGCTGAAAAATGACGATGACACCGTGTAAAGACTGCCCCACTCGTCACCCGGTGTGCCACGACACATGCTTCAAGTACGCCGAGTTTAAGCGCCAGCGCGGCGCGGAAGCCGCTTACACCAGAGAGATGCTGGACACAGGCAAGGTCTACCACTACGACCACGAAGACCGCCACCGGGAACGAGGCCGCAAAAAGTACATGGGAGCGAACGGAGGAGCGGACAGATGAAACCAAAAACCAAATCTGAGCTGATGGCCGAGTGGGCCAGCCAGCCCGACCAGCTCAAAAGGGAGCGGGAGGTCAAGGCCGTCCGCAAGGCGATGGACGATGCCCGCGCCGTGATGCAGGACGGGCTGACCCGGTACGTCAAGAAAAAGACCAAAGCCCGCAGCATGGCAAAGGCTGAAGCTGACCCATTTGCTGAGCTGGAAGGCTGGGAAAGCATGGAGCAGATCCAGGATGCCTACGGCTATGGCGACATCACCGCAGACAGGCGGGACAAGCTCACCGACCTTTTGGAAGCCCGGGAAGCTGCCAGGAACAGCCGCAAGGGCGCGGACAAGTACCACGACCTTGTGACGGAGATGCTGGAAACGGCCATCCGCCGGGTGGGCAATGAGTACGCAGATATGCTGTTTGAGTATGACCAGCAACGCAGGGAAGCTGAAAAGCAGTGCGAGCAGCTGGCAATGGAAGGGATGATGAAAAAATGAAGGCTGTTCTGATAAGCATCAAACCTAACTGGTGCAAGCTGATTTGGAGCGGGATGAAAACCGTGGAGGTGCGCAAGACCCGCCCGAAGCTGGAAACGCCCTTCAAGGTATACATCTACTGCACAGGTGCCGGGGTCTGGTGGCAAAGATTTCCAAAGACCGGGTTGCAGGGGATGGAAGAGCGCGTCATCGGTACAGTTGTCTGCGATAAAATCGACCGATTGACACATATTGGAGCAACGGGCAGCAGAGAGCCTGCCAAGCTGTATATCGGAACTCCTGATTTAGAGTATGAATATGCTGACGAGTTGCTTCGAGCGGCCTGTTTGACCGAAGCGGAGGCCGAAAAATATCTCAAGGGCGGTGACGGATACGGCTGGCACATTTCTGACCTGAAAATTTGGGACGAGCCTGTAAGGCTTAAAAATTTCTGGGGCATGAAGCCTTGCAGGCATGGTGGCGACTGTTGCACTTGCCTGCAATGGGACAACATGAAGGAAGAGTGCTGTGCATCCCGATACATTTCACGCCCTCCGCAAAGCTGGTGTTACATGGAGGACAGTGAATGAAGCTGACCCTCTACGGTGACCCGCGCACAAAGAAAAACTCCGCCCGCATCCTCAAAAGCCGCTCAGGCGGGCGCTTTGTGGCACCTAGCAAGGCCTACGTGGATTATGAGACCGGATGCCTGCGGCAAATCAAAAGGCCGCACAGCCCCATCTCTGCCCGCGTGAACGTGAGGTGCGTGTACTACATGAAGACCGCCCGACGGGTCGATCTGGCAAACCTCATCGAGGCGACCACGGACATTCTGGTAAAAGCCCGCGTGCTGGAGGACGACAACAGCAAAATCGTCGCCGCCCACGATGGCAGCAGGGTGGACTATGACAAGCAAAATCCCCGGGCGGAAATCTGGATCGAAGAAATGGAGGAGTAAAATGAATATTTGGCTTTCTGCATTATATTCGCTTGGCATACTTGGCACGGGCGCGATTATTTTTGCGTTGGGTGCACGTTTTATTAAATGGGCGGTTGAAAGCGAACACATGGTATTTTTGTGGCTGGTTGCGCTTATCGTGTGCTGGATCATGCTCGCAATATGCATTTACGTCGAAGGAGGCGCTGTATGAGCCGCACATGGATACCTGAAAGTGACACACCAAAGCCTGACATTGGCGTGGACTACCGCACCGTCAAGGCGTGGTTTCAACAGTGCCGCGACCTTGCGGCAGCTATCGAAGTCCAGAAGCAAAAAATACAGCGTATCAGGGACGTGGCCGAAAAATGCACCCAGAGCCTGAGCGGGATGCCCGCGGGTGGTGGCAATGGGGACAAGGTGGGCTTCGCTGTAGAGCGGCTGGACACCGAGCGCCGACAGCTTCAGAGGATGGAGACGGACTTGTGTAATCTACGTGTCGAGGCCACCCGGCGGGCATACTGCCTGATAGCCGAGCCGGAATGCGCCGAAGCGATTTGCGAGCACTATGTCATGGGCAAGTCTCACAAGGAAATCGCAAAAGAAGTCGGCGTGTGCGGGGCAGATGTGGTCTACCGGCGAATCAAACGCGGATGTATGGCCCTGGCCGAGATATGGGACGAGTTTTCTGACGTGCAAAGTGTACAACATGCACAAGAAAACACAGCGTGATTTTGGGAGGGATCAGCTCTTTTCAAGTCTGCAAGCTTGGATGTAAAATTCTAATAAGCGGTTCAGCGCTAAGCGGTAGCCGCTTGCCACGCAGCCTCCAGAACGGTCCCTTCCTTGTGACAGGTTTTCATGCTTTCCTGTTCTCCTTCACCGTTTTGCGGGCTGCTTCTATGCGATACACTGACACAAAGGCAGCTTGTCGCTCACGAGAGACAAGAGGCGGTTCGATTCCGCCGTATCGCACCGTATGGCGAATGGACTCATCCCCCACAAAGCTGCACGCTTAACCTCCCGTGCCACGAGAGAAAGCTTTGAATCCCTGAGGGTGTGGGTAGACTTCCCGACGGGATGTGCGTCAAACAACAGCCCTGGCAGAGAACCAGGGCTGTTTTATATGGCCGCCTGAGCGCAGTACGGAGCGCGTGTCAGCTGAGATATTGCTGGCTGGTTCGAGTCCAAGGGCGGTGTTTTATACTCCGGTAGCTCAAGTGGTAGAGCGGCGGTCTCCAAAACCGCATGTTGCAGGTTCGAGCCCTGCCGGGAGTGCTTGCATGATCTGACGAGAGCGGGGAGTGCAATAGCGGAGCATCCAGCCGCGAAAGTTCTGGGCGCAGAGGCTTTGCACCCGACAAGCAAGGCCTATTATTTTGATATTCTGACCGTTCGGATTTTCCGGGCGGTTTTTCTTTTGCATGAGTTTAGAGAGGTGGTGGCGGTGGGCGCACGACGGCTGACAGATAAGCAAAAAAAGAAGATCGTTGCGGACTATGTGCAGCTCCAGAGCTACCGTGCAACCGCAAAACTGAATGACGTTTCGGATGCGACCGTTAAGAAAGTTGTGAAGGAGGACCCGGAGAGTGCGCGCTTGTGTGCACAAAAAAAGCGGGAAAACTCGAAGGACATGCTTTCTTACATGGAGAGCAAGCAAGGAGAAGCACAAGAGCTTCTCGGGCTGTACTTGAAAGCGATGGCTGACCCGGACAAGATCGCGGAAGCAACACTGCCACAGCTTTCCACGGCCTTTGGCACAATCGTGGACAAGTTTGCCATGCTGGGAGATCAAAGCAGCATAGAAGTCCCGGACGATGGGCTTGTGGAGGCACTGAGCGCCGCCGCTGACCTCAGCCCGCCGGATGACGTGGAGATACTGCCAAAGGAAGAGGACGAAAATGCGGAAAAGTAACGGCTTTCGCTGGAAAGCCCTCAGCCAGCGGCAAAAGCAGGTCCTGAGCTGGTGGACGCCGCAGAGCGCATACAGCGGCTACAACGGCATCATTGCCGATGGCGCCATCCGTTCGGGCAAGACCTTTGCCATGAGCTTTTCTTTTGTCCAGTGGGCCATGACCTGCTACAGCGGGCAGCAGTTTGCCATGTGCGGCAAAACTATTGCCAGCTTCCGGCGCAACGTGCTTGGTACGCTCAAGCAGCAGCTTGCGGCCCGTGGCTACAATGTCAAGGAGCACCGGGCAGAAAACTGCATGACTGTCAGCAAGGGCGGCAGAATCAACGAGTTTTACTTTTTCGGCGGCAAGGACGAGAGCAGCCAAGACCTGATCCAGGGCATCACGCTGGCCGGGGCATTCTTTGACGAGGTGGCCCTGATGCCGCAGAGCTTTGTCAACCAGGCCACAGCCCGTTGCTCTATCACCGGGTCAAAGTTCTGGTTCAACTGCAACCCGGGCAGCCCGCAGCACTGGTTTTATCTGGAGTGGGTGCGGAAATGCCGTTCCCGCAAGATGATGTATCTCCATTTCACGATGGACGACAACCTGTCACTTTCCGAGGACATCAAAGAGCGCTACCGTAGCCAGTACAGCGGCGTTTTCTACCAGCGCTACATTCTGGGCCTGTGGACGGTAGCCGAGGGCCTTGTATATGACATGTTCGACCGCAAGAAGCACGTCGTTGATGTGCTGCCGGAGCTGTCTCCAAAGAGCGCGTATGTGGCGTGTGACTTTGGTACCCAGAACGCAACGGTTTTTTTGCTATTCCAGAAGCAGGCAGATGCAGACTGCTGGATCGTCACCCGGGAGTATTACTACAGCGGCCGCGAACAGAAGCGGCAAAAGACCGTTGGCGAGTACGTCACAGACCTCAAGGCGTGGCTGAATGGGATCAAGCCGGAAAGGGTCATCGTTGACCCCTCTGCCCTGCCCCTGATTACAGAGCTGCGCAAGAACGGCTTTACCCAGACCCCAGCAAACAACGACGTTCTGAGCGGCATTCTGGACGTGCAGACCATGCTGCAGACCGGGCGGCTGAAGATCTATAAAGACTGCAAACACACGCTAGAAGAGTTCGGCGTGTACGCTTGGGACCCGGACAAAGACGACACCGTGCTGAAGGTCAACGACCACTGCATGGACGCTATCCGCTATTTCGTGCGCACAAAGCGCCTTGTGAAACTGAGGGATTGATTTTGAGCACTGTATACACATTCCAGACCTTCCAGCAGGCGCAAGCCGCCGGGGAACAGCCTGATTTCATCCGGCGGTTCGTGCAACAGCACTGCGCTTCCAAGCTCTACAAGATGGCTCTGGACGCAGACCTGTACGATGCCCAGAAAAATCCGGGGGCTGAACGCTTCGCGCAGGCTTACGCTTTAATGCTGAAGCGCCTATCCAAAAACACCAGGCAGGACACCCCACACCCCGATATGGTCAAGAGCAATCTTTTCCGGCGGCTCAACAAGCAGCGGGCGACCTACTCCCTCGGAAACGGCGTGGTCTTTGCGGACGATGGCGTGGACAAGGGGAAGCTTGGGCAGAACTTTGATGAGCGGATCCAGAAAGCCGGATATTTCGCCCTGATCCACGGTGAGAGCTTTGGCTTCTGGAACAACGACCATCTGGTGGTTTTCAAGCTGACCGAGTTCGCGCCCCTGTACGATGAAAAGACAGGCCTTTTGCAGGCGGGTGTGCGCTTCTGGCGGCTGAATCCTGACACGGATATGCACTATATCCTGTACGAGCTGGACGGCTTTACTGAGTACACGGAAAGCCAAATCGGCAATGTGATGCAGGAGACAACGCCGAAGCAGGCGTACAAGAGCGTGACCGTCACCACACCCGGCGGCGGGCTGGAAAGCGTGGAGGGCGAAAACTACAGCGCTCTTCCCATTGTGCCGCTGTGGGGCTCAGACCTGCACCAGAGCACGCTTGTGGGCTTGAAAGCCTACATTGACAACACCGATCTGGTGATGTCCGGCTTCTGCAATGACTTGCAAGACTTTTCGCAGATCTACTGGCTGTGCGAGAACTTCAACGGCATGACCGATGGCGAGCTGCAGGAGTTTCTTGTCAAGCTGAATCTGTACCACATTGCAGGCGCAGACACTAGCGAGGGCGGTAAGATCACCCCCTATACCACCGAGATCCCTGTGACGGCCCGGCAGGCTCTGTTGGAGCTGCTCCACACCCGGGTGTATGAGGACTTCGGCGGTCTGGATGTGCACTGCGTCAGCGCGGACAGTACCAACGACCATCTGGATGCGGCCTATGAACCGCTGAACCAGAACGCGGACGACTTCGAGGCGCAGGTCAAGCCGTTCATCCGGCAGATCTGCGCACTGGCCGGCTTCGAAAACGCTATGCCGACATTTAACCGCAGCAAGATCACCAACACCGCCGAGCAGGTCAGCATGGTCATTTCCGAGGCAACCATCATCGGTCAGGACATGGCCATTGACCTGCTGCCCAACCTGACCCCGGAACAAAAGGAGCAGGCCAAGGCCGCGCTGATGGCTGAGAGCGCAGAGCGGGAGACCGTGGACGAGGAGGAAGACACCGATGAAAAAACCCGGCAAAATTTATGATCCTCTGGGAAGATTGATCGATGTGATGCTTTTTGTCGCTGATTTTGCCATTGTGGCTGGTTGCTTTCTGGCCGTTGCGCAGGCGATTGGCTTATGACCGACCGTGACCGCATTTCCACCCGGCAGCTGAACCGCCTGCGCCGCCGTATCCTCCGGGTGTACGGAACTGCTCGCCGGGAAATGCAGAAGCAGCTGACCGAGTTTCTGGAAAAGTACCGAGCTTTGGACGAGCGCAAGCGGGCGCAGATGGCTGCAGGCGAGATCACCGAGGACGATTACCGCATCTGGTTGCAAAATCAGGTCTTTCAGTCCGATTTGATGCACGCTAAGCTGGACGGCATCACGCAGACCTGCACCACAGCCCAAGAGATGGCCTACAAGCTGGCCCGGGACGAGCAATACAACATCTTTTCCTTTGGCGCAAACTGGGCTTTCTACGAGCTGGAACAGGCCGCAGGAGTGACGTTCGGGCTGACCCTGTACAACACCGAAGCGGTCAAGCTGCTGCTGAAAGAGAACCCCCGCATGGTGCCAAACAAGCGCATCAAGAGCGAGAGCAACCGCACCTATGACGCCCGGGTGTTCAACCGCTACGTCATGCAGGGCATCGTGCAGGGCAAGAGCGTCCACGACATTGCTGTGCAGGCCGTCAACGGTATGGCAGATACAGAGATCCACTGGGCCATGAACAACGCCATCACATCCCTTACCAGCGCCCAGAACGCCGGGGCATTGCAGCAGATGCGCAACGCCCAGGCTTTGGGCATCGAGGTCAAAAAGCGCTGGAACTCCACCCACGACTACCGCACCCGTGAGATGCACCGCCTGCTTGACCAGCAGACAGCAGAGCTTGACGAGCCGTTCAAGGTCATGGGCTACGAGATTCAGCGCCCCGGCGACCCCAACGCAGCGCCGGAGATGGTCTACCACTGCCGCTGTGTGCTGTCCTCTGCGCTGGGAAAGTACCCCCGGCAGAACGCCATGCAGCGGGACAACGTAACAAAAGAGGTCACGCCTGTCATGGATTACACCGAGTGGTATAAATCCAAGGGCGGCACCGAGGCCGAGCAGATGTGGTGGGCGGAAGAACGCAAGAGAAAAAAGGAGGCTGCAAAGCATGGATGAGAAGAAGCCTTGCAAATTTTGCGAGAGGCTTGAGTGGTGGAAGGAAAATTCCCCCAAAGGGGAGAACGGCCTTTACACCACGTTTCAAGTCAGTCTTATCACAAAAACGCACAGGAAAGGCGCAGGCGTGTGCGGTACGGTAACGCATCGTGCCGGACAGCTGAATTTCTGCCCTGAGTGCGGTCGTATCTTAAAGAAAAAGCGAGAACCGAGGAATGAACCGTGATTCTGCCGATGGAAAACACCGAGAGAATGATATTTCCGGGCGTTGGCAAGTATGGCATCCCTGAAATCAGGCCGGAAACGGACATCCGCATTGACAAGCTGGAATGGATCCCGGTCAATTATGCGCTGACGGCCAAAGACAAGGCCACAAAAGGCGTGCATTTTTACAAGGACGATTACCAGTTTGAACGGTTCTGGAACAACCCGGACAAATACATTTCCCTTTTGCAGCAGTTCGGCGCGGTATGTTCGCCGGATTTTTCGCTTTACAGCGATATGCCGCTTGCGGTGCAGCTTTTCATGCACTACAAAAAGCACTGGCTGGCGGCATACTGGCAGGCGCACGGCATCCACGTCATTCCAACGCTCTGCTGGTGCGGCGAGCAAAGTTATGACTGGTGTTTTGACGGTGAGCCCAGAAACGCCATCGTGAGCATTTCGAGCCACGGCACACAGTCCGACCCATACGAAGCGGAATGCTTTGCCAAGCACTGCCGCAATGCACTTGAGGTTCTGCAACCAAGCAGCATTTTGTGGTACGGCAAGTGTCCGGCAGAATTTGACTGGAACGTCACAAAAATCAAGCCGTTTCAATACGAAAGGAGGCATTACCGTGAGTAAACGAGGTTCGGGCAGTTCCGCGAGAGCAGGCAACGGAGGAATAGCTGCTTTTAACGCGGCGTCGCTGCCGATTAAGGGCAGCGAAAAACAGGTTGCTTGGGCGCAAGATATTATTCAGAGCTCTTTTGATACTATTGATGCAAATATCAAGCGCATGGAAGAGCAGAACAAAAAAGAGATTGCAGATTTCAAGCAAAGGCATCCGAGCAGCAAAATGACGGCTGAGCTCAAAAGCAGAATTACTTCGGACAATGACGCTTGGATTGCGGCTGCAAAAGAATACCGGAGCGCCAGCGCTCAAAACTTTTCCAAAATGAGCGAAATTCCGGCAAAACAGGTCATTGACAGCAGATACAACTTCTCCGGCGAGATGATTTTAAGAAGCATCAATTACAACGCAGAACAAAAAAAGCGTAAGAAATAACCATGAAATTTAACTACGACATAAAATTCACCGACAACACCCCGCAGCTGCATGAGGCGCTGGATTCATGGGCAGAGCGGGTGCTGACCATCTGGGGCATGAAGGTGCAGGACTACGCCCAGCTGCTTGTGCCTACAGGCACGGCAGACAGCACGGGCATAGAGGGCTATGTGGGCGGTGTGCTCAAGCAAAGCCTGACCTACGCCGTAGACCTTGCCAAAAAGACCGTGACCATCGGGTCGAATCTCTTTTACAGCGTCTATGTTGAGCTTGGCACGGGCATCTTTGCCGAGAAGGGCAACGGACGAAAAACGCCGTGGGTCTGGAAGGACTTCAACGGAAAGTGGCACTTTACCCGGGGCATGGCCCCACGCCCGTTCCTCCGCCCGGCGGTGGAAAATCATATTGACGAACTGCGAGAGATCGCAGTAGAAGAAGGAAACAAGGAGGCTTAAATATGAGCAGAATCGAGGAGCTGGAAAGCGAGCGCGAAAACTTGCATTTGGAACAGCTCAAGCTCCAAAACAAAGCAAAAATTTGCGAAGTTCGGCAACTTGAAATTTCCAACGAAATCCGAGAGCTGAAAATTGAGGATGATAAGGAAGCAAATACACGGCTTTGCTTCGAAATTGACGATACAAGAATCAAACTTCAGAAAGTTTGTGATAAAGTTCTTGGCGAATCAAATGTGCATGTTCATGTGACACTCATCCCGTTAAAAAACAACCTCAAATTTCAAAATTACGAGTTTGACTAAAAAGTTAATACTCAGCGGTTGGCGCACAGCGTCAGCCGTTTTTTATGCCGCTTTAGCTCAGGTTGGCAGAGCACCGGATTTGTAATCCGGGGGCCGTGGGTTCAAGCCCCACAGGCGGCACCACACCGGCAGCACGTCCGGAAAATTAAACCTTATTGCCAAGCATGGCAGCCCGAGCATGGGCGGAAAGGACTATCACATGGCACTCAAAAGAGCTGACATCCGCACGATTCTGGAGAACCCCGAAACCTCCAACGATGACAAGGCAAAAGCCATTCTGGACGCCCTGCACAAGGAGACAGACGAACTCAAGGACCAGCTGGATGCAGAAAAAGCAGCCCGCGCACAGGCCGAGAAGGACCGGGACGCAGCCAACGGCGGCAAGCAGGCCGCTGAACAGGAGCTGACCGACTACAAGGCCCAGCAGACCCAGAAGGACACCCGGGCCACGAAAGCAGCGGCATACAAGCAGCTGCTGAAGGACAATGGCGTGCTGGAAAAGCACTTTGACCGCGTTGTAAAAATGACCGGCGCGGACATTGATGCTTTGGAGCTGGACGAGAACGGCAAGGTCAAGGACGCAAAGAAGTTCATGGACAGCCAGAAAGACGTATGGGGCGACTTTGTGGCTACGACCACGACCACCGGCGCAAAGGTGGACACTCCGCCCACCAACAACAGCGGAGTCTCCAAAGAGGACTTCGCAAAAATGAGCCTTGATGCCCGTATCAAGCTCAAAAACGAAAACCCTGAGCTGTATCAGCAGCTGAGGAAAAAGTAAGAAAGTGAGGACATTTTATGGCAGATACTTTTGGCGGTTTCCCGTTTGATGTGGAAGTTTTCGGCGATTATATGGCCGAGCAGAACACCATCGACACCAGCATCGAGGCATCCGGCATCATCAAGGATGACACCTCTATCATGGGTCTCATCGGTGAAAAAGGCAATGTGGCAACCATCCCGTTCTATACCGAGCTGGATGCGACTGCTGATGCTCCCCTGAACAACGACGGCATGACCAACAACACCCCGACCGAGATTTCTGGCAACAAGCAGACCACTATGCTGATTCAGCGCATGAAGGCATGGAAATCTCAGGATTTCACAAAAGAGCTGACGGGAGCCGACCCGATGCAGCACATTGCAAATCAGGTTGCACACTACTACCGGCAGGTATGGCAGAACGTTACCATGAAGATTACGGACGCTGTTCTGTCTACTACGGACCTGAAGAAGCACATCTATGACATTACTGCCATCGGCGATGGCAAGGTTGCCCCGGAGTCTCTGATCTACGCCCAGCAGGCTGCTTTTGGAGACAAACAGATGTCCAACGGCTTGATGGTGATGAACTCCATCGTTTTTGCAAAGTACCTGGCTGCAAATCTGGTGGAATTTGAAAAGTACACCACACCCGGCGCACTTTCTCAGCCTGCAACGCTGGCCCGTATTGGCGGCATGGTCGTGATCCGAAACGATGCTTACACCACGACCAAGGTAACGGGGAACAGCGGTCAGGTCGATGCTTACAAGACATACATCATCGGCGAGGGTTCTTTCGTTGGTTGCCGTAAAACCAACTACGAAAACCCCTATTACACCGATTACGACCCCGAGGACAAGGCTGGCGTCCAGAAGCTGTACACCAAAGAGGGCCGAGTTATCCACCCCAACGGCATGAGCTTCAAACAGGACAACGTCAGCGGTGCATCTCCTACGGATGCTGAGCTGTCTGCAAAGGCGAACTGGGAACGCCGCATGAAGCTGGAGAACATCCGCATCGGCCAGATGCTTTCTCTGGGCTAAAAATTCGGAGGTGACTTTGCATGACCGTCCCTGAGCTGTGCGTCTACACGCACAATTTTTTTGACCGGGCAGACGCCCCCATTGCCGGAGAGTTTGCCTTTGAGCCGGATACCGTTCCCGCCGGGGTAGTGCCAGGGCAGTATTTCCTCGTGTGCGGATCCATCTTCAATGACGGCGTGCACAAGGCCGGGGACGGTGACCTCACCGCCGAGACCTTCACCGGGACGGTGCAGCCCATGCGCGTGCCGCCTGATTTTGTGGCGCTTGCTGAAAAAATCGACGCATACGATAAGGCGCTCCCGTCCGGCGGCGTGTATGTATCTCAGTCCTTCGGCGGCTGGTCCGGCACAATGGCTACAGGCACGGACGGCCTGCCTGCAGACGGCAAGACCCGCTATAAATCCGAGATCAATCAGTGGAGGAAGATGTGACATGGTCAATCCGTTCACTGCATCCACCGTGATGCAGAGCTTCACCCAAAAATACCGTTTCCAGACCCGCAGCTATGAGCCGGACGGTGTTGGCGGCTTTGTGTCCGGCTGGACAGACGGCCCCGAGTTTGAGGCCGTGGAGCGCCACGATACAACCGTGGAGGCTCAGGTTGCAGAGCAGGCGGCTACGGCGTCCACCTATACCCTGCTGGTCAACACCGGTGTGCCGCTGGCTTTCCCTGACTACGTCAAGCGGGTGAGCGACGGGCAGACCTTTCAGGTGACGAGCGCAGCCGATGAGGGCAATGCCCCGCCGGAATCCGGCATGGGTCTGCGGGCCGTGAAGTGCAAAAAGGCGGTGCTGCCGTGATGGGGCCGTCTGAGAGCATCAACCGGGCGCTGAACACGTTTTTCAACGGGTTTGGCATCCCGGGCTATCTGGAAGATAACATCCCTCCCGGTGCAGAACTTCCGTATCTGACCTATCAGCCGACAATTCCCGGCGGCTGGAACGATGAAGCATCATTCCACGCCCGGCTTTGGTATCCGAGTGCCAAAGGACGGACGCCTATTTTACAGACCGAAGACAAAATAAGCGCAGCCCTTGCAGATGGTTTGACCATCGAATGCGAGGGCGGCGCTATTCTTTTGCGCAAAGGCAGCCCGTGGGCGCAGCCACTCGACAACCCGCCCGAGGGCTATCTGTGCGAATACCTCAATTTTGAGCTTACACGGCTTATCCCGTGAGAAAGGATCCTTTATGCCTGAAACTCTGGCAAAAAAGTTCGCGGTCAATGTGCTGACCCCGGATGCGTTCAAGAGCATCCCGAAAGGCTCCGGCAATCTGCTTTCCACATTTGAACTTTCCGCTCCCAAAATCGACAGCACCAATGTCGTATGTGCCTCGCAGGGCGGCGTGACCATCTCCTACAGCAACAGCATGGAGGATACGCTGGCCGACATCGACAACGCACCCACCAACACCAAGCAGGGCAATGAGGTCACCGGAACAACCGCCACCATCGCCTTTACCACCCCCAACGCAAGCCCCGACGTGCTCAAGCTGGCCATCGGCACGGCTGACATCGATGCGGACGACCCCACCCATGTGGTCCCCCGCATCGAGGCTGCCCTGAAGGACTACAGGGAGCTGTACTGGGTTGGCCCTATGATCGGCGGCGGCTTTCTGGTTTGCAAAATTTTCAACGCCCTTTCTTCCGGCGGCCTGAGCCTCAAGACGGCTCACCGGGGCGGCGGCTCCATGCAGATCACTCTCACCGGCTACGCCGACCTGGAAAATCCCACTCAGGCCCCCATGGAATTTTACTCGATCGTCAAGGCCCCGACCGGGGACTAAGGAGGACATATGCGCAATATCATCGATCTCGACGGCACCGAATACCTCAAGCGCACCTATGAGTGTGCGCAGGCTTATAAAAAGTACGTGGCAGACTCCGGCGTGATGGACATTCTGGGCCGCGAGCCGGAGCTGACCGGCACGGAGACGGACGAAGAGCGGCTGGAAAAGCGCAGGGCGCAGGCCAACAAAAATGCCGTGGACATGACCAAGCTGCTCTACACGGACAAGGCAGACCTCACCCTCGGCATCCTGCCCCTGTTCGTGGTGCTGGACAAGGATGAGGAGCAGCCGCCTACCCGGGTGCTGGCCTCTGCCATGAGCCGGGCGCTCCGGGACGTGGACTTCATGGATTTTTTTCAGTCCTTGATGTGATCGGCGCGGACGGCTACCGGCGGCTGGTATCCACCATCCGGCTGGATATGCTCCGGCTGCTGGGCAAGCCGTACATCATGGAGCATATCCGCGCCGAGGTGCGCAGGCATCAGGAGGCGCAGCTTTTCCGGGACTATGTGGCCGACGCCATCGGGCAGTATCTCGGCATCCAGCCCCTTTACTCCGGGCTTGCATCCAAGCATTTCCCCCTGCTACACACCAAAGAAGACACCCGCACGGCGGAGCAGATTACCGCCGAAAATGCAAAAGCTCTGGCGGAGCTGTGCGGAGGAGGTGAAACGCCCTGAACATATTTAATCTGGAAGCGACTCTGTCGCTGGATGATTCCGCTTACCGGCAGAGCATCCAAAACGTGCAGAACAGCACCAAAAGAGTTGTCACGGAGCTGGGCTCCGAGTACAGCAAAGCAGCGCAGAAAGTCGCCGAGCTGACAAAGCGATACAACGAATCGGCTGAAAAGACCGGGCGCACCTCTGCGCAGACCAAGGAGCTGAAAGCCGCTCTGGCCTCTGCCCGAGCCGAACTGAAAGAGACCACTTCGGCTCTGAAATCAGCCAACATCGGCATGACGGAGTTTGGCGGTTCATCCGAGACCGCCAGCGGCTCTCTCACCGGAGCCATCACCAAAGCCAACCTGCTTACCGGCGTCATCTCCAAAGTAAGCTCCATGGCCCTGTCTGCGGCCAAGGATTTTATCCAAACCGGTATCCAGTATAACGCCCAGCTAGAAAGCTACACCACCGGCTTTACCAACATGCTGGGCAGCACTGAGGCGGCCAAAGCGGCCATGGACGCCATCCAGGAGGACGCCGCCCGCACCCCCTTTGACGTGGCGAGCCTGACACAGGCCAATCAGCTGCTCATCAGCGCCGGTGAAAATGCAGGCTACTCCCGCAAGGTCATCATGGCGCTGGGCGACGCTGTTTCGGCTACAGGTGGCGGCAATGCAGAGCTGTCCCGCATGTCGGCAAACTTGCAGCAGATCGCCAACGTGGGCAAGGCGTCCGCCATCGACATCAAGCAGTTTGCCTATGCAGGTATCAACGTCTATCAGGTCCTGGCCGACTACACCGGAAAATCGGTGCAGGAAGTCCAGAAGATGACCATCAGCTATGATACTCTGTCTCAGGCCCTTATCGCGGCCAGCGAAGAGGGCGGACGATATTACAACGCCATGGACACCCAAAGCCAGACCATGAATGGCCGGGTATCCACGTTGAAAGATAACGTGAGCCAGCTGGCGGGTCTTATGACGCAAGACCTTTCTGGTGCCGTTGGGAAAGTCATTGAAAAACTCAACGATATGACCGTCGCGGCACAGGATGCCTACAAAAAAGATGGATGGACCGGCCTGATTGGAGAAGTTACGGGCTTGGCCAATGTTGCCGACCGGGCAAAATCCGCATTTGCTGGATTAAAGGCAGTTATTGATGCACTAAAAAGCGGAGACATCTCTCTCGCGAAAGGAGATTGGGATGCCGTATATTGGGAGGGTTTCAATAACAAATATCAAAACCAGAAAGCAGGCCAGAAAGACACCAATTACTGGAAACAGTACGGCGAACGGATGGCAAAGCAGTATGGGCTTGATAAAAATGAAAGCTCCATTACAACCAGCCCGTCCGGCTCCTCCAGCGGCAAGCCCGGCTCAAAGTCCACTACCGAAACGGTCATTTCGTCCATCTCCAGAACGGCTACGACTACCGCTCAGAATGCCCTCGGCACCGTGACCACCAGCATCCAGACTCTGAGCGAAAAGGTCAAGGACAGCGCGGGAAGCATCAAAGACCGCATCACCGAGACCACCACCGAGACCGGCAAGGAGATGGTCAACGGCATCGAGACCACCTATAAACAGGTGGAGACCAAAGTCAACGGCGTGGTGACCAAAACCACAAAGACGTACGACGATATGTCGAAAACGCTGGCGGCCACCCTGACCCGCACCACCAGCAAGGTAGAGGGCGGCGTGACAACGGCGATCCAGGAGGTCACCAAAAAATACGCCGACGGCTCCGAGCACATCGAAAAGACCGAGACCATCACCGAAGAAAACATCGTCGATGGCGTGGCTCAGACCACCAAAACCATCAACACCTATATCGACGGTGTGCTCCAGAATACCAAGACCGACACCGAAGAGGCCGAAAAAAGCATTCAGGCTGCGCTTTCCCGCACCGAAAAGTATATCTCCGAGATCCAAGGGCAGTCTGACAAAGGCATTTTCGGGCTGGTGAAGTCTCTCTTTACTGACATCAAAAACAAAGACGGCAAGGCCATCGCCGGGGATGTGGTAAAGGTCATTTTCGGACAGGTGACGCAAGAGCAGCGAAACACCATTCTGAAATGGGCAGACGATGCAATGACCGCCATCAATGAGCACTACGCGCAGGGCGGCATTCAGGGGGCGCTGCAGAGCATTGCAGGCCTCTTCAGCAACGGCATCACTCCGGCGGTCAACGGCTCCACCAAAGAGGTGCAGAGCTTTGCCGCCGCCATGAAGGGTCTTTCCGGCACCGGAGGCTCCGGCGGAATCGTCAGCAGCATCCTCAAGCTGTTCGGCGGCGGTACGAAGGCTGCGGCGGCCGCCGGTGAAGCCGGGGCCGGGCAGGCCATTGCGTCTGCAGCGGGCGGAGCGGCCTCCTTCTTCCCGGAGTGCCTTGCTGTGCTGGCCGTCATCGCGGAGGGCGTTGTAGGCTTCAAAATGGGCCAGAACGCCCGCGCCCGCGAGGATTCTGGCGAAGAGCGCTCTTTGGGAAGCAAGCTTCTCTCCGGCGCACTTCTGGCGGCCACCGGCCCTATCGGCTGGATCAGCTACTTCTTCGGTAAAAAGTTTGGCAAAAAGTCCTCGTCTTCGTCTGCTGCGGCAGAAAGCGCCTCGTCTGGCGCCATGAGCTATCTGGACATTCAGGACGCCTACTGGTACGGCAACGAGCGGGCTTTTGCGGGCTACGACTACCGCAGCGACCCCTTTACCTACAACCCCAACAACAATTCCGTCCCCAAATATCAGGCGGAGATACAGGCCCAACTTGCAAAGCTGAGCACCGTAGTGGAGCAGTATCTGCCCGACGTGGCAAATCAGCAGATCGTGCTGGATGACGGCACCATTGTTGGCGCTCTCGCCCCCGGCATGAACGACCAGCTGGGCCATATCCAGATGCTTGCAGAAAGGGGCAACTGAGATGTACGAGATTTTTGCGTATCCCTACGGCGACCCCGAAAACAAGCTGACGGTCTATCAGCCGGGCAACCGGCAGGCTGTAGTGCTGTCGCCCAAGCTTACCCGCGAGGTGAGCAAGGGCGGCAGCCTTACTTTTACCATGCTGCGCACCCACCCCTGCTATGAGTCCATGCAGAAGATGTCCACCGCTGTGGCGGTGCATCAGGACGGCAAGGAGATATGGCGGGGCCGGGTGCTCAGCCACGAAGCCGACTGGCTCAACCGCCGGGTCATCTACTGCGAGGGAGCCCTCAGCTATTTCAATGACAGCTGCATTACCCCTTTCAACTACGAGGGCAAGCTGAGGGATTTTTTGGAATACCTCATCAAAGCCCACAACTCCCAGATCTCCGGCGGCAACGGCTACGAGGAGCAGACCAGCTACGACAAGATGAAAAAGTTTGAGCTGGGAAGGGTGACTGCCGCCCTCGGCGACCTTGTGGTGAGCTACGGCGACCGCAACCAGTACGGCGTGGGTGAGGACTACGGCAGCACATGGGACATCATCAGCAAAATGGTGCTCAAGACCTACGGTGGCTACGCTTACTGCACCTATAACTCTACCACCGGCATGAACGTGCTCAACTACTGCGACCAGGCATACGAGGCTGACCGGCAGACCGCCCAGAACATCGAATATGGCGTGAATCTGCTGGATTTCACCGAAAAGACCGACACCAACGACCTTTTCACCCGCATCTGGCCGATGGGCAACAAGCACACTGTCGAAGAGACCAAGACCCAATGGAAATACAAATTCCTCTGGTTTAAGTGGGGCTCGACTACCGTGACGACCGGCACCCACGAAGAGCGCTACGGCATCAACGGCACGAGCCAGAGCGCCGTGGACAAGTACCTCCCGAAGAAGGGTTACAGTTGGAATCGGGAATACGGGTGGATCCAGAACGACGAGGCCGTAAAAAAGTTTGGCGTGGTCTCCAAGATCAGGGAGTTTGACACGGACAGCAGCGACGCCACCTTTGCCGCCGCGGTGCAGGATCTGGAAAAGAACGACCTCATGACCATGAGCTATGAGGTCAAGGCCGTTGACCTTGTGGACGCGGGCTATGATACCGAGCGGCTGACCTTTGCCAGCTTTGCCCATATCATCAGCAAGCCCCACAGCATCGACGTGATCATGCTCTGCACCAAGCTTGTGGAGCCGCTCGACCACCCGGAGAAGAAGGAGTACACCTTTGGCATGACCCGGCGCACCCTCACTGACCGGGCCGTGGCAAATCTTGGCGTGACCAACGAGCTCTCCGAAAAGACGGCATCCACCAGCAGGTATGCAGGTACAACGCAGATAGACACCACGCAGGCGGGCAAAACTGCCAGCGATTTTATCGACTACGCCCCCGCCTCCGGTATGACAGTGGGCCACGCCAGCATCACGGCCAACATCCATTTCGGGACGGACGGCCTGACTTTCTCCGGCGTGAAAAACGGCACCGAGCTGCAAAGCTGGTCGGGCTCCTCCTTTGCGGCTCAGACCACGAGCACAGACCTCTCCGGCTATGCGGCGGTGCTGCTCACCTACGACGGCGACGCCGCAGCGTGGGCTGCCGCCGGGGGCAGTGGCCGGGCCTTTGCGGTGCTGCCGGTGAACGGCAAGACCTACTCCATCCTCTTCCCCGGCGCTCTGGCCCAGCGGCGGGACGTCACGGCGTCCAAAAGCGGCGTGACCTTTGGCAGCGGATACCGACAGACGGCGGCAGGCGCATGGCAGCGGGACGATACCGCCTGCCTGCCCATGGAGCTGCAGGGCTTTATGTAAAGGAGCGTGATTTTTATGGGCAAGCTCATGGGGGCAAAAATCGGCTCTCTGCACACTTTGGACGACCTCGGCCTTTACCTGTTGGTTGGCAGCCCGCTCATCTCCGGGGCAGAGCCGGACAAAAAGCTTGTGCAGGTGCCGGGCGGCGATTTCCTGCTCGACCTCACCCGGGCTGTGGACGGCAAAGTACACTACCTCCAGCGCACCATCCGGCTTGACCTCAAATGCAAGGCTCCGCCGGATGAGCGCCGCAAGGTGCAGAGCATCCTCGAAAACGCCTTGCAGGGGCAGTGGCTGCGCTGCGTACTGGACGAGGACCCGGCCAACTTCTGGGTGGGTCTGTGGACAGTGTCGCCCCAGAGCAGAGACCGGCATACCGGCACATTTTCCATCACCGGCACCTGCAATCCCTACAAGTACAACGCCACCGCCTACGCAGGGGCAGACTGGCTGTGGGACGATTTTTATTTTGATGAGGACGTCATCTATGACGAGCCTACGGAGGTAAAGAGCCTGTGAACAAAACTTTTGAAGAAAACATCAACGACATCCGCAAGGCAAAGCGGGGCGTTGAGGTGCGGGAGGCGATGGCCGAGAGCCTTGAGTATGTGGAGGGCTTTGCCTCCACCGCTACCCAAAAGGCAGAGGAGGCCGCAGCCAGCGCCAAAACTGCCGCCGAGGCCAAGGAAGCCGCCGCTGCCTCTGCCCGGACCGCAGAACAGCAGGCGGGCATTGCCACGCAGCAGGCCGAGACTGCCACACAGCAGGCCGAAGCCGCCGAAAGCTCCAAAGCTGCCGCTGCAGAGTCTGCCAAGCGGGCAGAGCAGTTTGCCAAAGAGACCGAGGGCCGCGTCACCACCGACCCCACCCTGACAGTCAAGGGCGCTCCCGCAGACGCCAAAGCCGTGGGCGACCGTATCAACGCTATCAAAATCGAGACCGACAAGACCCTCACCATCTCCGGCGCTGCGGCGGATGCTGCGGCCACCGGCGTGCGTATCAAACTGTTGGAGATGGTGCATGGCACAGACGTAAACGGCATCAGTTTCGTCTCGGCTTTTGACACGCTTGACGGCGTAGAGCTGACGGGTGTGTGGAACAAGGCGGCGAGCCGGGTGGAGTTTTAAAAGGAAGGAGGATTTTAATGCAGATCAAAAACTTAGCCATTGGCGATGGCTTTGTATACCTGATGGAAGGCAGCACAAAAGTCAAGTTTTACGCGCTGTCCCACAACTACGAGTCGAGGCTGAACGGCAAGGGACGGACACTGTTTTGTAGAGAGAGTCCGGCGGGGAGTGGAACACATACTACGTCCGCAAAAGAGGATTACAGAGTCGATAGCAATAATGAAGACGCCTGGTACAAAAATACCTATGTGAATAAGTTTTCCGGCGAAGTACGAAAATTGATTGGTATGACAAAATATATCGGTCAATATGTTCATATGACTTATACGCAGAGCGGCAATCCGACTGGCAACGCAAAAATTGATAGTGAAACATACGAATCAAGCTTTTTTCCCCTTTCGACAGCAGAAGTCGCGCTAAGGGCCTTCGCCGATGGCTCTGCGCTTTCCTCAGCCGCAATCAGCAGGATCGCCAGCATTCAAACCCGCTACGGAAGCGGTATTTGGACGAGAAGTCCATCTAGGGTCCTTACGGGTACTACCTCGACAGACTTTCCGAAATACTACTATGCCAACAGCCAATACATATCCGGTGCAAGTGGCTCCAGTCTTTCGACTGCCGAAGGAACTCCCGGCAGTTCTTACGGCTACCTTCCCTGTTTCACCCTGCCGGAGACGCTGTACATCGACAAGGACGGCTTCGCCACGGAAAACCAGCCGCCGGAAGTGACTTCCGATGCAGGCGAGAGCGGCGTGGCACTGGGCGAGAAGAACGAGCCGTTTACTCTGTCCTACACCGTGACCGACGGCGACGGAGACCCCATGCGCATCGTCGAAAAGGTGAACGGTGTGGAGATGGCCGTCCGCGAAAACGTGGTCTCCGGCACCGAACTCACGGTACAGTTCCTGAGCGAGAAGGCGCTGTTCCAGCAGATACTCAACGGAGAAAACACCCTGACATTGGAAGTGGACGACGGCAAGACCTCGACAGACTGGACGGCTACCTTTACCAAAAATGTGACCCGTGCCGTCCTCTCGCTGGCCCAGCCGCTGACGGCGGACGACACCATTACCGTGGCCGCGCTGACGCTGGAGGGCAGTTTCCCGGCAGATATGAGCCTGACCGTGGAGCTGACTAACAACGCACGGGACGATGCCCCCGTGTGGGAGACCGTGACGGACATCCAGCGCGGCGAGAGCCGGGCCTTTGCACACCACGCCTTTACCAACAAGACCGCCGCCCGGGGCTTTGCATTCAACTACAAAGTGACGATTGCCCGAGGGGCTTCCGGCGTCGGCGGCACTATTACCATGATTGGAGGTGTCATCGGATGAGTCTTTGCAAGATGGATAAAAGCCTGAAAGAACTCCACCAGAAGCTGAAAGAGGAGCAAAAACTCAGGGAGCTGCCCGGCCTCGTGGCGGGGATCGAGGACGCCCTGTGTGAGCAGGACATGGCATCACAGGAGCGGCTGGCGGTTATCGAAGACTCGCTGTGCGAGCTGGATGCCGCTGTCAACAAGTAAGGAGGACATCAAAATGGACAAAATCTGGGCAAACAGATTGATTGCCGGGACTAAGACCTGGGCAGAGATGCCCGCAAGCCGCCGCGCCGGGGTCAAGCGGGAGCTGGTCAAACGGGTAGCCGACGGCGAGATCGACGCAGAGCGGTATAAGGAGATCACGGGGGAGGACTACAATGGGTAAGCTGCTGGAACTGCTGGAAAAGTTGGTGCGGGCTATCTTTGGCCCGGGGGACAAGCAGGATGCCGAAGAGGTAAAGCCCGCACCGGAGCCTCACGAACCCCCCGGGGCAGAGGCTGTAACCGGCTGGGAGGGCGACCCGCCATACCGGTACATCGACGTGAGCCGGTGGCAGGGGATCATCAAAATGGAGGGTTGGGCGCAGGTAAAAGCGGCAGGCTATAAAGGCGCGATGCTGCGGGCCGTAGGGAACCGCAACGGTGTCCCCTATATCGACCCCACCTTCGAGGACAACTATACCAATGCCAAAGCGGCAGGGCTGGATATTGGCGTCTACTACTACACCGACGCCATCACTGAGAAGCTGGCTGACGAAGAGCTGGCTGCACTGCGGCAGGCGCTGCGGGGCAAGGAACTGACCATGCCGGTGGCGGTGGACATGGAAGATGAAACGCTTGCCGTGCTGAAGCCGAACGACCTGACCAACCTCGCGGCCTACCACCTCGAGCAGATCGAGAAGATGGGGTTCTTCGCCCAGCTCTACACCTACACGAGCTATGCCAACCGCTTCCTTGAGATGGAGCGTCTGGCCGGGCGGTGGGACATCTGGCTGGCCGACTACACCGGCAAGACGCCCAAGGTGGACTTCCATTATTGTGCCCACCAGCACAGCAGTGAGGGCCGCGTGCCGGGCATCACGGGCAACGTAGACCTTAATGTGACAGAGATCAACTACCCCAAAATCATCCGCAAGAAGGGCCTGACCCGTCTCCGGGAGGGCGCATGAGCGAAAAAGAAGCTTTGCTGTGGGTACTGGGCATCCTGGGCAGCCTGTGCGCTGCAGCCATCACCATCGACAAGGTGCTGGAAATCATCCACAAGTACATCAAAAAGGCGCAGGAGCCGGACAACGTGCAGAACAAGCGGCTGGATGAGATGGACAAGCGCATCGGCACCTTAGAGCAGGGCCAGCTTCAGCACACACAAGCCCTGGCCCGTGACCTGCGCCGCTTTGAAGAAATCGACGAGGTGAGCCGTCTGACCCTCGACGGGGTGCGCAACCTTCTGGATGCGCAGTTGTCCGGAAACAACCGCGAGGGGATGCAGAAGAGCCGCGCCGACATCGACAACTATCTGTTAAAAGGAGTGACCAATCATGGTAGCACTGGCAACTAAGCTTTTTGACCTTATCCCTGCCCCGGTGGCGGCTGTGCTGATGCTGGGCGGCTTTATTTTCTACGCCCTTGGCTGCATCCGGCTGGGCTATGGCGCAGCGGTAAAGCCTCTGGTGCTTGACCTCATCGAGCGGGCCGAGCAGGAGATACAGGGTACAAAGCGGGGCGCAGAGCGCAAGGCGTGGGTCGTCAAGATGCTTCGCTCTGCCCTGAGCGCCAGCAAATACGGCAGGCTCATCAGCTGGGCCATCACCGATGAGACCATCGGCGCGGTGATCCAATTTTTCTTTGACCGCGCAAAGGCAGCACTGCAAAAGCAGTAAGGAGGCTATCATGGCAAGCACTACATACCGCCATATCGGTGACGTCACCGATATGTTCGCTGCACAAGAACAATTTCGTAACATCACGAAAATGGTCTGCGCACGTCTTCGTGGCCTCACGAAAACATACCATCTCGGCAATGTCAACAAACTGGTGACATTTTGTCACCGTTTTGCCGCGCTTGGCAATATGGTGCGCAATGCCGGACAGCTGCCGCAGCCTTTCTGGCTCGGTGCTGCCTGTGGCAGCGGCTCGTGTAGTGCTGCCAGCTGCGCTGCAAGGACTTGACCGACAGCAGATGACCGCCGCAATCAAAAACGCACCGCTTGGGAGGGTAGACCGTAAGATAGCCTTACTGCGGTACGTTGAGCGGCTTCCGCTGCCGGACATTGCAGCACAGACTCATTACAGCCGGACGGCGATAGGCTACCGGCTGAAAGGCATTGACAAAATGCTGGATATGTGATATAATATAAATGTGCTAAGTGCCTTTAGAATTATATCTTACTTAGAGGTTTAGTTCTATATGGCTCAGTCTACAGCGTAATCTTGATGGGTTCCAGCCATAATGGTTACGCTGTTTTCTTTT